ACTCATGACACATCGCCTCAAAACCTCTCATAACTGAACCTTCACTTTTCCACTCATCACCTAAGTTCTTATCCGGCATGATACAATCAATGTAATCTAACACTACCATATCAATCTTATTACCCTCAGCAATCATTTTACGAATCTGATTTTTTACCTGACTCATTGTTAGGGTGTCTGATGGTAACTTTTTCAAGGTCAATTTGTTTGGTGTTCGTTCTTGAATTGATTTTACTTTCTCCATAACTTCTTCTCTATGTAGAGACAAGTTGTCAGGTGCAATACCAGTCCACATTGTGAAGTGTTTTCTTTGAATGATTTTTGGATTGTCCTCAAAGAATACCTGTAAAACATTGTAACCTAAATTAAATCCGTGGTTCGCAATCTTACTAAGTACAGTAGTTTTACCTACACCTGTTGGTGCTAAGATAACACCAATTTCACCTTTCGCCAAACCACCTTTTAGACAGTTATCAATACCGGGGATTCCGATAGGAATTGGGTGTCTAAAATCGTCCTGTAATACTTGGTCTAAGTTAGAAAATACATCGTCAGCACCTTGATTCAATTCACCTACCTGTAGAGCTTCTCTTACCATCTCTTCAAGTTTGTCATAACTCTCAAAATCACCCTTGTCGATAATCTTTTGAGCTTTACCCATAACCTTCTGTAATTCTTGTTGTTTACAGAACTTTAATGACTTTTCTTGAACAAACTGATGACCTTGAAAAGGTGCGTCTTTTACCTGTGTTAACATGTCTAAGACCATTTTTTGAGCCATAGCTGAAGAAATTTCACTCTTAGTTAACTGTTCTAAAGTTTCAAATGTAGGTGCATGTTCGTACTTAACGTAGTACTCTTTTATCATTTGCATAATCAAACGAAAATATTGATTATCGAAGTACTTTGGGTCTAGAACGTCAACGATTGAATTAGCAAAATCTTTATATAAAACAATGTTGTTTAAAAGTTGTATCTGAAATGTGTTTCCTAAGTATCCAAAATTCTTTTCGTCTGACATAATTTCTAATTAAGTTTAGTTTGTGTGAGTTTTAATAAATATGATTAATCCAACGAATATCCCATATATTCATGTGTTAAATTTTCAGTTGAAAAAATGTCAGTTAACACTCGAAGTATATTTTTTAGTCTTGGGCGTATGTCTACCGTATATCTTACCTTAGGAGGGTATACTTTAGCGTCCCAACCAGACTGACAAATTGTCTCATCTCCAATCTTAATTGTCATGTAAAAATACTCAGGACCTTCTGTGTTTGAGGTATTAAGAATCTCTTCGTCTACCAAAATTTGCTCATAGTTTTCAAGTAGATAATAACACGATTTGTTTGTTAAATCTTTTTGTACTGTGTAAATAATTTCATGAATTGTTTCAATCAATTCTAAACTTTTACGAGCGTCAGGGTTATAACCTCTAACGTTGAAGTAACGTTGTACTACGATGTTCTCATTTAATTTCAAAAGGAACTCTAGCTTTACTACATCATTCTGTTCTTTCATAATTTTAATTTTTGTTTTTAAATCTTCTTTTTTCTTTTCTTGTAAGTTTCATAAAGGGTTGTAGAAATTCAACCCAAGCGTTGTCTTTTTTTGGTAGGTATTTAAAAAGTCCATCTTCCATCATGTACTTTATTAAATTCTTGTACCCCCTACCTTCAGGGTCCAAGTCTTCTCGGTAATACAAATCTATCTCTTCTTTTCCATCTTGTGTTATTAAAGGGTTTGACAAATCTACAATTTTTTTGTTGGTATCTAAAATCTCTTTTCCAAATGTTCCATTTTTTGTTGTTCCCTCAACTAAGTTAATTAATGTCTTATTTTTCTTTTCTTCTTTAATTAACTCGTTAGCACGGTTTAAAATATTGTCAATAGAAGTGGGACTGTCAACTATCTCAGGAAAAAATTTCAAAACCGTTTTTTCACCCATTCTAAGAATACCGTCAATATTATCTGATTTATCACCAGTAATTACTTTAAGGGTAACAACGTTTTCAGGAATTACTTCTATGGCACCAAATTTTACCTTATCACCCTTTTTAATGTATTCTTTTTTTAATGGTGAGTAAATTTGTACTTTATCGGAAATTAACTGTGTTAAATCTTTATCTGACGAAAATATAGTTTTGTTTTCATCTTCAGATATTTTACAATAGTACGAAATTGAATCATCCGACTCGCACCCATCAAGTGTGACTTGACGTATGAACATTTCTTCCAAATAGAGACGCACACGTGACTTCTGGTGATAGAACGACTGTTTCTTTATCTCATTCATCGTCTCACGTCTATTGTCCTTGTATTGAGGATATAGAGCACGTCTTTGGGTGGCATTGTTATTACCATCCCAAAAGACAATTACCTTATCGTAATTATGCTCCTCTAAAAACTTTTTGAGTACGTTGATGAAGTGGAATATTCCACCTATATGATTACCTTCATGGTAGTAATCTCTTACACCGTGAAAACCAATCTTAAATAAGTTATCTCCATCAACTAATAACGTTTTTGTCACTTTTGTTTTATTAAGAGTCCAACGTTTCTTCTTCTAACCTAAAATCACCACCTGTACCAATGATGTCTTTCCAATATTCTGATTGTTCTGATTTGTAAGATTCAATCGATTTCTTTTCTTCTGCAGGGTCTTTACCTGCTAAGAATCCGTGTGCTGTAACAAGAATTTTTCCGTCTTCATACCCCAAACCATTAATGTGGTTTTTCATAACAGAAACTTTTGTTCTTGTTGCAAACTTAACTTTTCTTTTGTCTTTGACTGCGGAAATTTTAGTTGTTCCCGCACCTTTCTGATTACCAAACAAAAATACCAAAGAGGAGTTTAACCAAATCGCCTCACCACCTTTAGCCTTAATTTTTGGTTGACCAAACGGATTGTCAGGTAACTCAACCCAAGGTTGGTTAACAATTACCAAAGAGTTTTCATGTTTTGATTCAGATTTTCTTGAACCTGATATTCTTTGGTTGATACCCATACCAATCTTATCCGCCAACACTGCTGCGTTGTGTTGTTTACCACCTTTACCTTCATAAGTCATCTTACAAGGTACAGAACCTACAGAGTCCCACAAGAATAGTAAATCATATTCTAATTCACCCTTTTCTTGAGCATCCAACAATTCGTTGATGTAATCTGTAATTTGTTCAATATATTCAAAGTTGTTATTGAATAGGAAAAATCCATCCCAATCCAATTCACCCGTTTCTTCATCGACAACTTCTTCACATTCAAAACCCATAAGTTTTGCGTGTTCAAAAGACCATTTCTGTTCAGTAATAATAAAAACAGGAAGAACATCTTTCTTCTGAGCATCAACCGCAGTTTTAACTAACGCTGTTGTTTTACCCGTGTCAGAGTGTCCTAAAAACATATTCAAATGTCCCATTGCAGGACCAGGAACACCTACTGCATCCAAAAAATCTTTACCCAAATCAAAAAACCTCTGAGGTTTAAATTTGGCAGAAGTTGAAAACTTCTTTTTAATACTACCGAAATCTTTTTTCTTAATTGCCATAATTTTTAAATAATAAAGATGGTGCAGACATTGCCTGCACCATCATGTTTGTATTTTTAGAATGGTAGGTCCTCGTCAACCTCCATACTGTCTTGTGGGTCTTGTGTTCTCTCTTGAGTTCTTGCCCCACCCATTGTCATTTCTGAAGTTTCGCTATCACCGTAAACGTATTTCTTAGCTTCACTGTCCCATACAGGTGTTTCTCCACGAGCCACTGCCTCTAAATATTCTACAGGTTTTTGTGAATAAACATCAGCCCAAGTCAATTCGTCTTCTAACCACTCTTTAACTTGTGATACATCATCATGAAGTGGAGTTGGGTCATCATACATAATTGTTTGAGTAATAGTATACTCTTTACCCGCAGGAGTCTTAGCCTTTGTTAATTCGATGATAAGGTCACGACCATTAGTTGCGTCAGTAATATCACCCTTTTGTCTCCAAATTGGAATGATTTTGTCCAAGATACCTTCTTGTTTGTAGTTGTCCTTAAATCTCCAAAACTTAACACCATCTTCTTCACGGTCTCTGTCGATTACCTTTACGATGTAAAACTTACGAGAACGGTACTGACGTGCCAATTCTTTATCTGAAGCTTTACCTGTTGAAATCAACTCTTCATAAACCTCATTCAACGGTGAACGCTCACCATCGTTTTTTCCTGGGTCATAAAGTTTCATCCACTGACCATTAACTTGTAGTTCATGGTACCATACTTCTTTGAATGGTGAAGAACCATCAGTAGTTGGAAGAATTCTAACTCTTCTTTGACCTGTTTTTTCATTTTTCTGAAGAATAGTAGTGAAATACTTCTTCATTCTCTCATCTTGTGACATTCCTGTCCCACCACCCATTGATGTGGTGTTTTTCTCGTACTGTGCCAATACGGCATCTAAACTTGAATTGCTCATTTTTGTTTTTTTTAAATTAATAGTTTATCTCTTTTATCGTCTATTAATAATAATCAAACTCGCTAATAAGTCAAACGGTTGTAAACAAAAAAAGACCACCGAAGTGGTCTTTTCAAAAAATATTTTTTTCAAATTAGAACTTATTATCGTCTTGTTCGAATTTGTTAAATGTATCTCTAATTTCATTAGGTGAATAGTTCTCAACTTCGTCTGAAGTTAAAATATACTCATTTTTTCCTGTTGCTTCAAATTCATCTTGCTTATCCATAAAGAAATCACTTAATTTTTGATTGTAAGGATAACTATCTAAACTTCTTAGTTGTAATTTTTCCTCAGGACTTTTTTGTCTATACTTTTCAATCTTATTCTCAATAGAGTTAATTTTATCAAAAATTGAATCCATAGCACCTAACTTACTTTCCAAATCAGAAAGTTTTTCAAACATAGTATTCATGAATTCATCTTGTTTTGATTGAATATCTTTTTGTGAAGTAACCAAATCAGTAATGTCTAATTCCTCAGTACCACTTTCTTCAGTCGGTTCAGAATCTGTAACATCCGTTTGGACATCACCTTCAGTATCGTCAACTACTTCCACATCTGGGTCTGATGAAACATCAACAGGTTCTGGTATAGTCTCAGCTTCAGTTTCTCCACCCATATCCGTTGCAGGAGCTTCAGGTGTTGCCGTAGGGTCTTCACCACCAGCAGTATCAAATTGTTCAGCAATATAATTGTTTATCTTATTATACTGTTCAATTTCTTTTAAAAGTCTATTGTTTTTATTCATAGTATTTTTTTTTAACCATTCAAAAGTGTTTTCACACCACTTGGCGTTTCAACTCTAAGAGTTCTATTAAGTTTCATTGTGTTGTCCACTCTTTCAATTAGACCATCTTTCATTCTAACTGTATAACAATCTCCCGTGTCTAAATCACACACTTCCTTATAACCATTACCTGCATCACGCTCAGTTATTCGTGTGTCTTTTCTTAGATAGTTATCTAAAAGATTTTTAATATCCATAACTTTTTTATTAATAAATATAACCAAAAGTTAATTTTTCTTATTATGCCAATATTTTTATGACCGCACTTAACATTTTTTCTTTGATTTCATCAAAGTCTTCTTGTTTTATTGTACCATTACTTATATTAGTATCCACTATCTGTTTTATTTCAGTTGCTGTTTTACCAACACCTGAATTTGAGTTCCACGTTGTTAGATAAATGTAAGTTAACGCAGTTGCCAACTTCTCATCATCATTCACAATAGTGGTCAATATACCAACAAGATTGTTTATTAATGTATTATAAGCATTGTTATATTCAATAAAGAACTTAATTGCGTTTTCTTTATTTTCAAATGAAAACAGAGGTGCGTTAATTTCACCACCACCAGTAGTTGCCTTAACACAAACTTGACCGTTAGTGAATCCTGTTAAATTTTGATACCTTAAATTATTTGATAAAACCACATTTATATTATTATTGGTACAATCAAACGAACCTAAATTACCTTTGTTTGCAATATAACCAACCCCTAAACAATATGACCTTAAATTTCTACTATATCTAGTAATACTGTTTAAATATGTAATAACATCATTTACAGGAATTCTTGTATCTTCAAAATCAACAAAAGTTAAAGTAGGATAATTAGTTGCACCCTGACACGCAGATTCATCACCAGGCGTTAAAGGATTTGTTGATGTTGAATTATTGGTTTGATTAGTTGCGTTTTGAGCCTCTTGTTGTGTTTGTTTTTTACGGTAGACTGTTTCATACTTCTTAAGAAGATTTTTATTTACACTCATAACCAACTTATCAATAGATGGGAATGAGAATATAGGTTGTCTCATACCCTCAAAACTGGTTTCAAATCCATTAACATTTATATCATGACTTACATTCGTTATAAAGTATGGACCATAGAACATCGGTACGTGTCTAAGGTTGAAATACATTGTTGGTTGTATCATCATATTACCCATAGATGATACACTACAAGTGTAACTTCTTGTTCTATAAACATTATATAATGATGTCGTCTGTTGAGCAACTTTATCCCCCGAAGCCTGATTGGCCATATCACTTAATACCTGAAAACTTTCCGAAGTATTTTTATATTGGTTTTGGTCCAAACTTATTGATTTGAATATGTTTTGATTACGAATACCAAAATCTAAATTAAAACCTACAACTTTGTTTGACCTACTCCAATCCACTTTATTTGTTTGATTTTCTAACAACGGATTGTTACTACCCCTCCTCAAATCAAAAACATCATTACTAAATCGTGAATTTTTGTTTTCCTTCATATCCAAATGTTCTGAAGGTTTACCAACATACATACACAAGAATTTTGGTCTCGAGTCCTGATAATCTACAGATAAGAATGTACCAAACGCAGAGTTTGCAATGTCAGGGTTTACCGTTGGTACCCCATTTTTTGACGCTTCTTGTATACCATAGAAGTTGATATACGAGGGGAGAGCCATAAATATAAAGTTATTTTCTGCCAGTATATATCCTATTAAACTCATCAATGAATTACTAGCAACTTTACCTTTTAAATAACCTTTTAGTGATATAACATCAATAGTAAAACTATCACCAATGTCTCTGTTGGCTCGGTCTAAAAATAAAAAGTCCTCAAATAGTGTTCTCGTCTTAAAGTTACCACCAGCAATCCATTTATCATTAAATGATTTTAATGTCGAGTATATCTCAAGTTTTGGTTGATTACCATCAACAGCACTTAACCCACCTGTAGTACTCGACTCTTTATAATTTGGTAACTTATTTCTTAATTGAGTGAATGTATTATTTAATATGGTCTCTCTAAAAGTGACTTGGTCGGTAATCAACTGTTGTACAATAGAATTAAACTGAGTAGATGTTATTGAATTGTTCAACAACTTTTGTGTTGCATATATTTTTATAATTTTCGATAGTTGTTGTATGTTTTCAACACTAAAGTCAATGTTATTATCAATAAAGAAATCTGTTATATATGAACCATTGTCACTATATGTTAATCCTGATATTGTTGAGAACCCAACATACGTTTCTAATGTGTCCCATTGAGTAACATTATTTATCTGACTATCAATTAATGTAATTCCTGAACCATCACCAGGTAATGTACCATTAACATAATTTCCAAACTCAATCGGCTGTGTTACATCAGTAGGTGTCACAAAAGAACCAAATACTCTTCTATCGAACTCACCAACATTTCCTAACTTTAATACAACATCATAACTTAAAAACTCTTCCATGAATGTCACAGTATTATCCATCTGTGATACCGCTAACTTATAACTGTCTTTATCTGAACTACTAGTTTTAGTAAAATCACCACTAAAACTGAAAATTTCAGATAGTACTGTTTGGATGTTTCTATATTTTCTATCAGAAGCGTTTGCAACATTAAAGAATGTTGAGTTATTGGTTTCACCATCCAACATTTGAATCCCATCACTTAAAGGTTTACAGAAATTTAAAAATTCAGTTTGGAACTTATCTAAAGTGTCTTTATCAAAAATAGAGAACAATTCTTCAATACTTGAGTACTCAACATCAGATTCAATTCTAAATGCATCTTGTTTACTATCACCAGTAAATATTTGTTTTAAATATTGTTGATGTGTTGGTTTTTTAACTAAACCATTATTAAAATATCCATAATTAGGTGATAACCATAAACTTCTAACTGAACCATTATAAACAGAAGTATTACCCGTCATTTCAATAACCATTTTGTCATTGTTGTTACTACACTCAAATTTAGATTGGTTGAATGGTAAGAATCCTGCCGATGGTAAAAGTAGGTATTGTTTGTCTTGAATTGCAGTACCAATACGTTCGGCATTGTCCTGTATATCCATATATTGAAAATAATTGTTTATATATAACCCTCTATTTGGTTGACCTACAATATCACCTGTCTTAAAAGTAATATTACCACTATTCATCTTACCTATATACATCTTCTTGTCGTAGGCTAACTGCCAATCATTAGATGTATAACCTGTAAAGACTTCCCTTTGAGTGAAGAAATAATATGTGTCATTAATTAGTTTAGGATATAAACCAATATTCATTAATGACAGGTCAGTTGGTGTCGGTATTGTGAGATTAGTATTAAACTGTTGTGTTATTTCTGTAGTACCTCCTGAATAATCTCTAATATTATATGTTGTTGTCGATGAACCGTTTACAGGGTCATAACCATTTGCATAATCATAATCAGTCCAAACACTATCTAAAATATCTACATTATCTTCAACATATGTTTTGTAACGATGCCAAATCGAACCGTATTTTAACACCCAAGCATATGGTATTCTGTGAATGGCCGAGAACTTACTCATTACAGACCAAACATAATCTAACTCAGTTTCAACACCATCATCATTAAAAGATTTATATTTTTCTTTTAATGTTGCAAGTGGTAAAGAATTAACTAACAAATACCCTAAAGAATCAAAATAAACATTTTGTCCATCTGTTCTTTGTCTTAGTCTATCGGCAGATTCACTAATTGCGTTAGTAAAATAAGGTGTGTTTAATAATGATGTTGTTTGTGTTGATGTGATACCTGTCGTACCGTATTCATTACCATAATTTAAAAATGATTCTGTTATATACAGTGTTTCATAATTTTTATTTTGGTAAAATTCTTTAGCACCTTCACGAGTTATTTGATTTATTCCTGTAGATGTTGAACCTTGAATAAAATTATTAAAGTTTAATATATCTTGTGTCGAATTTTGTCCTGTATTATCTCTCCAATATGTAGAGCTAAATAAAGTCTTATCGTAAGTATTATCTCCAACAAGGAACGAAGCTATCGTTTTTTTGTTTTCATTAAAAACTAAAGTTTTTGTGGTGTTGTTTGATTCGGTCGTTGAATTTACTTTGGAACCGTTTGCTAAATTTTGTTTTTCCCAACTCAAATCAGTAAACGGGTATACATCATATGTTGTGTATTCACTAGATGTTGTCTTCTTAAGGTATTCTTCAATATTTTCTGTTGATGTTGAACCGTTTGTAACTTCAGGTGTGTTTTCAAAAACAGATATATCATATAATTGTACAGGATTGTCAACATACGACTTAATGTAAGGTGTTACAAAATTACCCTGTGAATATTGGGTCCATAAATCTCCTTCACCACTAACTGATTGTTGTCTTAACTCACTTAAAAATGTTGGATATGTGAATGCAAAATTCTTTAACTTAATTGTTAAAGATGTACTCTTCTTAACCGCCTCTGAAATGTTATGGTATTCAAAATCACCCAATAAATCATATATCTCATCACTATTACTTGATGGTCTAAACAACTTAGTATAGTTAGATGAAAGAATTGACCTTTCTAAAATTTCATATAAGAAGTTAGTTTCTGTTAAGTTTTCATACGGTTCTATTGAGTTTGGAAATTCAACCGCAGCAACACCTATATATTCATTTTCTAAAGCCGGATTTGCTAATCCTGTAGGACTTTGTTGAATTTCTTTTTGTACCGAACCTTTTAAATATTCTTCGACAAATTGTATTTCAGGCCAAATATCAGTTAAATAACCTTTTGTTCTTGTTAAGGACTGTGGGTCACCAGGATATTTGATAACATAACTTGAATTACCATTTTGGTCTATTTCATTTTCAAAATACTGTGGCCATGGATAAACAATACTATCCTCAGACAGTTTACCATCAACAGTTACTTTTTGTAGTGAATCTTTAGCATCTGTACCAAAACTTTTTTCAGGGTCTATTATTGATGTCAGTCGTATTGGATTTGCTCTTTGTTCATAAGCCTTTGTGTGTGTCTCATCCATTAACCTTAAAAACGCATCAGCATTTGCACAGATAACACCAATAGTATTTCTTATAGTCGGATTAAACCCTAATCCACCTTCTGAAGCTGGTCGTGTAATTTTTCTAGCCAAAGTACGAGAAAGACTCGTTTCAATATTTTGTGAATTTTTATTGAATATTCTTTCCATTTTATCCAACAAACTCAAGAATGAATCTGTAGGGAAATTTGACTCATCAAAAGAATCACCAAAAACATAATAAGGTTGTACTTCAGTTTCTATATTACCATTTACAAAAACCTGAATTTGTAAGTTTAGTTCAGTCTCTAAAGTCGCTTTAAAAGTTTGTAACTCAACCTCTGTAGGTTCTTTTCCTTTTCTTAAAACAAAAGTTTTTCTATAATCAACCTTATTCTTATCTATTGTCTTTTTAATTTTGTTTACATCAATCAAAAAGTTAATTTGACTGTTAACAGTTTCTTTTTTTCCATTATCAGGGTTTTCTAAAGTGTAATTACCATTGAGTCCGAACGTATTATTTTCTTCAAGTTTTTCTTTATATTTTTTTATAATTTCTTCTAACTTAAGATTCGCACTTTGTGTTTTTTGTGCACTATCTTTAATGGCAGGTTTCAATGGATAATACACATACCCTTTACCTTTATCTTTTGATTCTACTATTGGTAATGAACCATCAATATAATCATTAAAAAAAGCACCACTTACACTTGAGAATACTTCTTTTCTGAACTTTTCTAAGTTTTCTCGATAACTCTTAATATCATTAAGTACTTCAAGTTCTTGCGGACCAAACTGTTCGTTTATATATCTTTCTAACGATTCAATTCTATAAACAAACTCACTTAAAGTTAGTTCTTCAAAGTCATCCGCCAATAATCCTTTTGCCTTATATTGACTATATACCTCACTCAAAACCTGTCTACCTCTTGTAGTATTTTCAATAGTGACTTCAGTTGTTGAATTTACATTACCCGCCTGTGCTTGAGCTTGTTGAGCACTTGTTGCAGTTGAACCTTCACTACTAGTGATTTGTTTACCAAACATTCTTGGTGCAGTAAATAAATGTTGAACATTTATATCTTCCAAAATTGCTGATGTTCTTCCAATTAATTCAACAGTAATCCTATAGTTACCATCATTAGGGTCAAATCTTGCATTAAACTTTTTCAACATCAATTCATATCTCACCGCTTTACCGTAATACCCTTTTACTGTTAAATAAAAGATTGGATATGGAAGTTGGAAGAATGCTGAGTAAGGTGATTGTTCACCTTGTTCAAATAATGTTCTACCCTGAACATCAATCATCTCAATCGTTACTTGAGGAATGTAGGCTGCGTTGTTTTGTATTTTAATGTTTGTAATACCTAACCCTTGTGTGTCTTCGGCATTAATCGTTTTTCTAACTATTTTTTGATTAGGTTGTTGTCCTACGATATATTCTTGTGTTTGGTTTGCACCCTTACCTTCACGAGCACCTTTACCCGTTTGTTGGTCAGACCAACTTGTGTCCATAGCGAGTTTTCCTCGTGGACTTAAAAAATTAATTTCTTGTAAACCTGGTTCACCTAAAGACGCAACTGATGTATTAATCACTGAATCGTCTAAATCAGAACCAACGGCTAATTTTGTTCTCGGTAAAACTTTAGCTTCAAGATTCGCATAAAATACCAAATCTTCATGGTCCACTAATCTTTCTTCAACTTGACCATTAGGCAAGACTACTTTATTTGGGTCAACCAAAATAATGTTTTCGTAGTCGTTTTCAACGTAAATGTTTTTACTTTTTATATTACCTGCCATAATAGAAGAAATGGTTATCTAATGCCGCCTTATAGTCTTGTAAAGAAGTTATCAACGGAAACGGAATAATCAATGTTGTTGAGTCAGGAATATTAGTTTCCAAACCACCAAAATTAGGATTTGCCACCATTATCAACCATCCAAAATATGGTGTAGAGTATATCTCTTGAGAAATCTTATCAAGTCTACTTCTACCAGCACGATAGATATATTTTTTGTCTGTTGGCTTAGATGGAATCCTAACAAAAGGCACAACGGTCTGTTCACCATTAATTAAGAAGTCTTTATATCTGTTATAATACTGCATTATTTAAGTCTTTTTTTACCATTAAATGTAGATTTATCACCCGTATTTAACGTTTCGTATAATGTTACTAAGTCATTTGAAAGTGTTGAGTCTTCAATCTTAGAGAATGTGAAGTTTCTTGATTTATCTTGATTATAAGGTAAATATTGTGAGAACTTCTTATTAAAGTATTCATTCTTAAATGAATCAAAAGCCTTAACAGACTCAACATATGCAGATTCATAGTAAAGTTGTAACTCATCTAAAATTTCATTCAACTCTTTTGAAAATCTTTCCTTTTGTCTATTGTTCTTAAACGTCATACCGTTGATGAGTTTATTAAATACTTTGTTTTTATCGTCTTTTATATCCTTACCTAATAAAGTAAATAAACTTACTTCAGCCGGTGAGTTTATTCTTTTTTCTTTACTACTCCTAACTAATGCACTCTTTTTCTTAAGAGTAGTATTATCAGGATATACGCTATAAGTAAAATTATCATTCCATTCATTACTAAAAGTCGTAATCAAATAATACGATTCTAACTTGGTGTATAGTTCCCTCATATCAGAACCTATAACAGAAAAGTCATTAGATAATTCTTCCAAAGTATCTAATGGAGTACCAGGTGATGAAACATCAACATCTGAAGTACCTGAAATACTAAATATCACAGTACTTCCCTGTTTTGTTTGATATCCATCACTACCAGTATTAGAACCAGCAGATTCTGTTACAACATAATTTAATTTGTCTATATCAAAAATTAAGGTAGTTTCATCAGAAGACAATCGTTGTAGGTTAGTTTCCATATTAAGAACATACTCGTTCTTTTTTTCTTCCATTAAACTTTTAATTGAATTTTTGTAACTATCAATTAGAGAATTGTTAAATAAACCAAAATTACCATAATCAATTAAAGGACAGGTCCCACTATCAACAGTGGTCACACAGAAATTATAAGTACTATCAACATTGTCTTGTAGGTAAGCACTCTTACCAAACATGTTGGTATCAACACCGTTTACCGTTCCATCACTATAATCTCTTAAGTTTACAAATAATTTTAAACCACCATATAAGTAAGTATTATTAATCTCCTCAAGTGAAGACAATACCGATTCCGCATATTCTTTAGTATGTGTGGTAATATCTCTCATTATTTGTTTATAATCTGAGGTACCTGAAAGTGCACCTGTTTCAACATTAGCAACTTCTGTCAATGTGTTACCAATAGTAACACCACCCAACCTTTGGTTTTCCGTGGTTCTTCTTGGGTCCGTACTTCCATTTAATAATGTTATACTTTCTAAAATCTGAGCATCAAATTGTGATGCTGAAACATCAGTAACATCGGCTCTATCATCATACATTTCAGTATTTGCATAATAGTTAAATGATAACGCATTTTGTAACTTCGCAACAGGTTCTTTTAACCCTTCACCACCAATAAAGTTAAACGACAAACTAATGTCTGCAATCATCGGTTGAACACCAATACCCTCAGGGTTCATGTCCAACATCAATGGTTCATATCTTATTGACAATGAATTAATAACAATTTTTGTATGATAAAAATCCCCAATCCTTAATACACAAACAGGTGGAGCACCAAACGCAGTATTAAACGCATCGTTATAAACTCTAGTAACACGACCTGTAGAATCCTTTTGGATTGTAGGTATTGTATCACCAGGTCTCATACACTGTTGTAAGAATGTCAATCTTGAATTTAAACCTTCAGGTGTGATTGAGTGAAATACAGGTTGGAAGTATTTGAACTTTTCTTTAATACTTTCATAAACCGCTGGTGAGTCTTGTTGTACCATATCAAAATAGTTACACTCACTCAATGTTCTTCTCAACACTCTCTTAGCTATATCCTGTCTAACTCTTGATTCTGTAGTTTGTACAGTATTTGTGTTTACAACATTTGGAGTCTCTTGAGTTACACCATTACTATCCGTAGTTGGTTCAGCCGGTGTTTCTGTTGTAGTTGGTGGTTGTGGTATAATTTCAGAGTCCATTCTTATACGAACTCTTCTACATGCCATAGCACCTTGTGAAAATTCAGCATCAACACCTTCACTCGGAACATTATTACAGTTTACTGAATTATTATTAATATCAGACACCGTTCCTGTTTCCCCCTGTGCAATTTCTTTAATTGTTAAAGATTTATTATCAATGTAATCACCAATTTTACCACCACCCTCTATCGGTATTGTTCTCAACCAATTAATAACTGAAGATATACGTCTTTCAGACAATTTTACATTATATGCAGCAGTAGCAACTGAAGATGCAGCACCAAGTATAGTTATGTTTACTTTATTTCCTTGTTTTAAGGTTTCCCCTAATTTTTTAGTAAAGTCCTTGTTTAAATTATATGAATCTTCAATTACCTTAAAGAACTCAACCATTGCTTGAGTTTTACTTGAATCAGGTTGAGAATTTAATATTGTAGATTTTCTGGCAATATAGTTGTTATATGTTGTATCATACGACACACTCACAGTTGAGTCATAATTTGGTCTTGTACCCGCAGGTCCTGGTATGTCATTATCAAAATAAAACACCAACTCTTGTTCTTTGTATGTTTCTAACTTTTTGTCGTCTTGTTTTGGTTTTTCTGTTTGAATTTGTGGTGGTGTTTCACTAATTTCAGTCTTGTAATCTTCAACAGATGTTATCTTATTTACAATCTCATAAATGTCACTTAACGAGAATTGTGGGTATTTTGATACCAAATCATAAATGTCGTACTTTAAACATCCCGCAATAAAAGAATCAACAATAGCATTTACAGCTTCACCGTTCTGACCTTTTAATTCTTTGTCAATCAATAAGTTCATAATTGAAGGGTGGTCAACAACAATCTTCCATGAAAGGTTACCAACCCTTGTTGTGTTGTTGTAAGTATATACAGGTTCAGGACGACCTAAGAATTCATTTGCAGTCCATCTTGTACTAACATTTTCATCAACCCTCATATCATATGGGGGGAACCACATTATACGTCCGCCGTTTGGACCTTTCTCACAGTTGGCTAAATCATCGTATGTATATCCTGGTCTATTTGCAGTTCTCCAAGCTAAGTTTTCAATCGAGAACATATATTTTTTTGGACCGTTCGATGCGTAGTCATTACCCAACATATTTGAAGAGTCCTCACCTCTCATAGGTGCAATATTCAAATTGTAGGTATTATCTAATACTGAGTATGTAAACTTACGGATGTTACCATCTTTTTTCTGAAGGTCACCCATATTATAAAAAGGTGTATCTTTGGTGAATACACGACAGAATTCATATCCTTCGGTATAATTATTTTCTGATGAGTATCTAACAACCCTTGAACCTTTACTTAATATCTTATATCCGTCAGAGAATTTTTTACTTACCTGATTAATTGCATTACCCGCATGTTCAAGTTTCTTATCACTACCATCAGCAGCATCAATAAGTTTTTGTGTGTTATCTAATATTGAACCTGATTTGTATTGGTATATTGAATTGTTACTCGTTTTTGAACCAAAGGTACTCTTTGTGGCTGTCCATGAGCTATCTGTTGGTTGTGAAGGGTTGTCATTTGTAGGACCAGGTCTTTTACCATATTGACCTTCACTACTATCACTTGACCATACAAAACCACCTGTAACACCACCTGTATCATATGTTGATGTGGTATTAAGACCAAATTTAAAATCATTTTCAGGACCTTCGTATTCTTTACCCAACGCACCATAACCAAATACTGGTGATTGAGTTGCATAACCATATTTGTCAACAGGCATCGCATCGGCAGGAAACACAATATCTGAAGGTTCTGATGTTCTCTTACCTATATAATAATTTCCTGAAGGTGCCCCTAAATTTAAATCATTTAAGAAATTCGCACGATAGTCAGGTCTATAATCATTAAATTCTAAATTATTGAATAGTGCTGATGATTGACCTTGTCCTGTATTAGCTAAGAAAATATCAGATGAAGTCCTGTTATTTGGTAAATTTAATTTTTTAACAAACTTTTGTACTCCTGTTGCACCAAAAGCACCTGCAATATTACCAACACCATTTATACCAGCATTTATTAAACTTGTTCTTTGTACTTGTTCTAAGAAACTACGTTTTTGCGGTAATGAAAAATAATCACCAGGTATAAAAGAATATGGTGGTGTTACACCCGCAATTCTTGAAATAAAATCTAAACCTTTTCCAACTATAGAATCTGGTTGTGAAATGTTCCAATTTGGCTCAATAAGTGGTACTCGACCTGCAAGAACACCTAAGGCACGGAATGGGTCATTTGCCGCATCAATAACATTTGCTCTCCCTAATGTTTGTTGATAAACATTAGCATCTCTTCTTGTTTTCCAATCTCTTTGAAGTAATTTGGCACCTATTTGCATCAAATCAGAATCCTCAGTCAAACGACCGTCAGAACCCTGTGGGTCATCAGATATTAAAATTTGATATGGAGAATATAAAGATGATATAAACTTGTAGTATGTATCTCTTTGTTGTATTGGATTTCTTAAATATTCTATTGGACTGCCTGCAACTAAATTCAATGGAACAATGTTTGTTCTAACAACATCTTCAACATTAACTTCATCATCCCAACCCGCTTGTGGTCCATATAAATTTTTTATGAATGAGTCTTTTTGTGAGTCCGCAGTTGTTTTTGAAGGTTCAGAAGCATAATAATCGTATTCACCTAAATTAGACTGAGTACCTTGGTCTTCATTAATGTCTACTACATCACCATAACTTGAATTAGTATTTTCGGGTCCATACGCATTTTTTACATACAACAACTTTTCTTGGTCATCACCAATATCAACTAAAGAAGGACTATCAATAACAGCCAAGTCATCTATACTCAAATCACCAATAGCTGGTTTTGATTTTGGTGAAAAAGCACCAGGATAGTTGTAAGGTGGTAAGTTCCTTACAAGTAACTTTTTTCTAAAGTTTTCAGTTGAATTAAATGATAATGGACTACTCATCTATTCTTTTATTAGATAAATAGATTGTTGATTGATTTTTTAAACATATCCGGCAGTTGTATTGCCTAAAGCACTACCTATACCAGCTTGGACTGTTTTTCTAACTGCAGCAATCCATTCAGGTGATTTCATCATTCTTTCAAAGTCAGCATTATTAACACCATCAACTTGAAGTCTTATTTCCATTGGTTTGGTAAAATTAATATTTTGTTCACTTGTATTATTTGACGTTTGGTTTGGCCCATTAGTTGTTGCAATACCAAAATAATCGGCACTATTAAGTTTAAATGCCCCCGCAGGACCCATTACAACATCTATAGAACCTGGTGGAAATGCTGCATCCATTGTTTCCGTGGTAGTTCCTAAACCTCCAAGATACTCTGTAAGTGTCTGCGTAAATCTTTCAGCTTGAATAGTTAAACCACCTAAACTTTCTGCAAATTCATTCATTTCTCGGGTAACGGTAGTAGCACCTCCCACTTCAGGGTCTATTTTTAAACCCTCCCTAATTTGACCTGGTAATGATGTTAATACACTTGTTAATGAAGTTTCGAATGACATTACCGCATTTGTTAAACTTGTACCTAAATTTTCAGAACCTGTTACAAAGTCACCAAGAACCTTAGTTAATTGTCCTGTTTCAACAAAATCTTTTATTGTTCTTGTGGTTTCTTCACCTGTAGCATTGGCAACTGCAATCATTAAACTTTCAAGGTCTTCACCTATAGTACCAACTTCACCCGTAGCATAACCACCAGCTCTTAACCCGGCTGTTTGTATATCTAATAATATGGCATTTTGTCTTTGTAAAACACTTAACTGACTTTCTGCAATCTGTCTATCGGTTTTATTTGCATTTTCTTGATATTTTTGAATGGCTTCTTGGTCTTCTGCAGATATATTTGTAAAATCAGTAATTGTTTTTGTAACACCATCTAAACCTGGGAATGTTAATGAAACTTCTCCGTTTTTATTTATCTCACCTAAATTAGCAATTAATTGTTTTTGTTTTTCATTTAAACCAGTAAACTCAAGACGTGACATTACTTCTTGCTCTTTAGCAGCCTTAATCGCAGTGCTTGCCAAATCTTCATAAGACATATCCAAAGCATCTGCCTGAGCACGTAACCTTCTCATTTCAACACCAGTGATTTTAAATTGTCCCGTTTCCTTATTAAACATTACCGCAGATTTTGCAGTATCGATAACAGCATTTTGAAGACCTTCCATGTCATTCTCAGCCATATACATTAACTTGAATGGGTCTGCTAAATCACCAACAGCACCACCTAATATTTGCATCTCAGCGGCTAAATCTATTGCTTTTTCAGGACTTAATAATTGGGCCGCTAATCCTGTTATCTTTGAAAAGTCCATACGAAGAGCTTGTGCTCTCGCTACCATTCTACCTAAACCTGTAACCCCGTCTTGAAATCCATAAGCATTTACTAACTTTAGATTATCCCCAGTAGTTTTTAGAAATTGATTTACATTAAGACCATAACCTCGAGCAACTTTTGCCAATTCAGATGTCTTTTCTATCGCCACATCAGTACCTTGACCCATATCTTGAAACCCTGTAACCATAACACCAATCTCCTCAGCAGTCATATTGGTTGCTTTTTGTAACGTTACTAAGCTTTCTAGTTGTTGTGATGTAAGATAATTATTTCTTTGGAGTGATGATGAAATTGACTTATAAATGTTAACGTTATCTTCTAAAGTTGCACCTATCTGAACTGTTGTGTCAAAAGATTCAATTAAACTTTTTTGTATAGTTCGAGAAACAGCACCGTATTGACCAAATACGGAACTTGCCATTGATTTTGCTTGGTTTTCTACAGCCTTTAAACCTTCAATTAAAACGTCAGGTTTAATTGATTGTGCAGCAGCAACACCAGCACTCTTAATAAAAGAACCATCATTTGACGGACTTGCAAATGGTCCTGTGTTAGCACCAGTTCCCGCATTATTATCTTCAAAAAACATTATCTATTATTTAATAATAAATAGATTATTGTTTATTTTTTTGTTTCTCATACATTTCCTGCTTTCTATCAAATTCTTCCACGATTTTATTTACAAAATATTTTCTTTCAAAAACAGGCATGTTTAACATATCAAGATATGAAAAATTTGCATATCTCACCAAAAAATAAAATTCGTCTAATTGAGATTTTTTATAATCAGAAGAAAGGTCGAAAAAACTCCGCCCCGAAAGTGACATTGACACTCACTTTTTCTCCTGACGGGGCTAAAATTTCTCTTCTCAAGTCAAGACGAGGTTCTGCCAACCTTAATTGTTGTCTGATGTACTTAGCATCTGAAATTGGCATTTGTGTAATAAACACAGATATATTTTGTTTATTATCATCGTTATCTATACTAACAATTTGTTTTTCTAATCTTTTTGTTGCCACAGGTGCAACCATACCATTTGGGTAAGAACTTTGTATTTTATCAATTTCTTCTTGTTCACCAATATTTAGTAATTTACATTCAACAACTTTTTTAGATGTAGGTAATTCAAACTGAAAATATCCTTTTTCATTAGGTTCAATTTCCGTTTTCATAAAATCAATTTCATCTAATTGTATTTCAGCCTCAAATTCTTTTTTACTTATTGGGTCAATAGTGGTTATTTTATAACCAGTTCCAAAAGCTGTGTTTCTTAAAAATAACAAAATTGCTTGAACATCACCATCTAACAACTCTTCAACGTTAAAGTTTGGTTCATAAATTTTTTGTTTTAACAAAGTTTTTATTATACCCTCACTTTGTATCATGTTAGGTGACATCAAAATGTTCTCATCATTAGCGGTTAGATAACCCACCTTAATAGATGACTTTTTATTTTTATAAAATTTTCCACCCGAAGGTAAAGTTACCACATCATGTGGTAAATTCATGTTCATTTGTCCGTACTGTTCTGCTGTATTCATAACTTTTATTTAAAAAAAAACCATAGGGTTTCCCCTATGGTTAAATATATGACATTTATTTTTATCGTAAATACTATATTAGTAAACCAAAATACATCTATCAGGACGAAGAGTTGCCGTGATTGTTGCTAAGTTTTCGTCACTATATCCTAATGAGTCAAAGTTAACGTCAGTCAAGAATGTACCTTGTAAAATCCATTTTTCAACTGCAACACCTGTCGGGTCTAACATTTCAAGGTCTAAGTCTTTCTTATATCCTGCGGCATATCCCATACGACCTGTAACAGATTCTGCATGTAAACGAACCCACTCCATAAGAGCTTGTGATGCTGAAGGACCGATTGGGTCACGGAACGTTACGTTAATAGTGTTCCAGTTAAATCGTCCTGCAACGAATGTTGATGTATTTAAGAATGGAATTTCAGTTGCTCCAATCGTTACCTGTGGACGTGAAGTCGATTCAACGTACCAAGAATTGATACCCAATGATGAAGGGAAAGAAAGTATAAATCGATTCTTTCTTTTTGGTTCATACGGTGTGGGCATTTTCATTAATAAATCAGCCATAGTATTTTGGTTTTAAATTTGTTTCTTTTATTTTATTATAAATATTATGAGTTCGAAAAAATTTTCTATTTACTTTATTTTAGAAATCAATTACACATAGAATGTGCCCAGATTTACTGAAATATATTAAACTTCTTGTTTTTCTCCTCCTTTTGTTAAATAAGTCTTAACTAGTTTATCTTTATCTTCTGCATCCAGAAAATCTTTAATCTTTTCTATATTTCTAGCATCATCATCAGAAAATCCTATATTAGGAACAAAATTGTTCTTAACATCGTTTTTAAAGTATGCCTTCTCCCCCAACTCTTGTGCCATATTCTTAACATACGAAAGGAAGTTTCTTAATGCTACAATCTTTCCTTCTTCAGGATTAGCAGCACTACCCTCACCATATGTCACAGGATGAAACTTGGATAAGTCCAAATAGAAGTCAATCATCTCTTTGTCACTCATTTTTGTTTCATCAAAATATTCACGATATCTTTTTAAGTTACTTAATAACTCTTCTTTACTAATACCATTATGGTCGGTTACAATCATATTATAAACCGCCTCACGAAGAGTATCAGGGTGGTGTCCCCTCGCAGTGATTATCGAAAAAATCGACCCCCCATTTATTGCTTCAACAAAATCGTTCCATGAAGGACCCGTTTTTGCCATCATAGCATCGACAATAAAGGCTTTGTCACCCTTTACACCAAAATTACGGTAAGGGTCACCAGCATATCCAACAATCTTCTTATTCTTATATTCAAAAGGTTCTTTACCTATCTGTTCTCTATATTCAGCAAAATCTTCTGTACTCATACCAACCTCATTACCATTATTATCTTGTAAAACGATTTGTGTTGGCATTGTCACAATATTATCATCCCAGTCAAAAGCATAATACTTTAAATCTGGTTCACCCGCCTCATCAAAACCCTCTCTTAATTGTTTCTCTTCAGCGTATTCCTTTATTATTCTACGTATATTCATTACTTCTCTTTAGAAACTTTAGTAATTAATCTTTCTAATTGTTCTTCTGATACAACAATGTTTTGTGGTTTTTCAGAAAACGTCTTCTTACCAGTACTTTTGATTTCTAACGCTTCGTTTAAGTTTTTCTTTTTAAATTCCATTATTGTCTTTTTTAGGCTATAAAGGGGGGAACTTGCGAACCCCCCTTATATTGTGTTTATTATCTATTAGATATTTTCGAATGATGCTCCTGTTGGAGTAATCAAGAATTCGATATCGATGAATTCAAGAGCTCTTGTTGGTTTTAGATAAATCTTACCTGTTAGGGTATTTGAATCTAAATCTTCAGGAGTGTTTGATACTGTTACACGGAAGTCAATCAAACCTCTATCTCTACGGATTGAATCCAAGATTGGGTTAACTGAATCCAAGAACTGTTGTCTTACTTTCTCATCATTTTGTTCGAATAACAATCTAACCGCAACTGCAGAAATCAACTTACGAGCTTGTAATAACAATCTTCTAACGTTGATTCTGTCAAGTGCAGATTCTTTAATTTGAAGAGTTTTGTTACCCCAAATTACTGTTCCTACATCTGAGAATGTTGCGATTGGGTTGATTCTACCTTTGTATAATGTATCACGGTCATCTTGTGTCAACTTCTTACGTGCTTTAACTGAGTTTACAATACCTCTTGTGTAACCCGCTGATGCGAACCAAGGGAATGCGATGTTATCAGTCAATGCTAAGTTTCTTACAACCTCACCTGTTGGTGGAAGATAAATCTGAGTATTGTTGTTTGTATCTCTCGTCAATATCCATGGGTAGTAAGTTGCACTGTAGTTAGAGTCGATACCTGAATCGTCTAATAAGTCTACCAATTCTTCAGGGTAAATAAACTGAGTATCAAAGTCCGCAGTGTTTGGTGAGAACATATCGTAGTCAGGTGCAGTCATCACGTAGATTGAATCCGCTCTGTCTGTCTCAACCATTTCGATTGCGTCATTTACTAACGATGCGTTGTTAACAAAATCAATACCAGGTGTAGTGAACACGTTAATGTTTACAGCCTCAGGGTTATTAAACGTTGTTTGACCCCACAAGTATGCGTAGTAGTCAGTGTTTGCCCATTGTTCTTGGTTAGGTCCTGTGATTGGTTTAAAGTAACCCCAACCTGTTGAATCAGGATAAGTAATTGATGTTGAACTGTTACCTTTTAAGAATCCTGTGTTACCAAGTGAGAATGAATCTCCATTTGTACGATATTCTCTGTAGATATCCCAACCATCAAAACCGCCCTGTGCAAGAAGTGTGAACTTTCTTGATGCCAATGAGTAGTATGCGTTTGTACTATTATTTGGGTCAGATTGGAACGATGTAACACCTACATCAAATGCTGATGTACCTGAAGATGTAAATCCACCTGAAATAGTTACAACAGTAGCCCCTGAGTCCATGTGGAAACCTTTGGTCATTACTGGCCAATCAGTACCATTACCATCAGAAGTTGTTGGAACTTGTTTACCTTTATATTCGAAGAAGTCACCATCAATACCTACAGTTGAAGAGAAACCTAAGTAAGTTTTTCTAACTCTGTCACCAGCACTTCTTACTACGTTGTCAGCTCCTGAAGAAGCTCCAAATGGTGGATTGTAAACAATCTCACCAGGTGTGTAGTATTTAGTTTTGTAAACAGGGAATGGATTTCTAACTCCTGAGTATTCTCTGAAGTTGTAACCTTCAAATCCACAAGGAAGTGCATCATCAGGATGGTCT